ACAATTTGGATGCAATGGTGCGCCTTCAACATCATCATAATCAAGTTTTAATTCATGTCAATCCGCCCCAATTAAAGTTGTCCCTTTGTTAAAATAATTATCTTTTAATGCAATTGTTTTTCAATTCATAGGTCAACAAAATTCACAAACTCTTTCATCCAATGCTGTATATCGTTGTTTTTTTTCAACTACTCCGCTTTCTTCCCATGCCCATTGGCTTGCCATGTTTCCGGCTCTTATTGTTTCTGTTCTTACAATAAGATCCGCTCTTGTTGTTTTTAATTCTGAAAAAGTATCTTGCAAAAGTTTTCTTCATTTCTCAAATGATAAACCTTGTTCAATTATTGTTTCAAAATTCTTTGTTAATTTCTTATTTGTATCCGTATCAATGGATCCTGCAAATTTTGAAATGTTTTTCTTTAATAATTTTTCAATTTTATCTGTTATTTTAAATTCATCAAAAATTCAAACCTCAATGAATGCATCTTGCCCTTCAACTTTAACAAGTGTATCTTGCGGTTCTTTCATAAACTCTTGATAAATCATTGCCCATTTTGCAAGGTTTAATAATGGAAAATCTTTTGCCTTTACATCCTTTTGATTTGAAAACCATGTTTTATATTCTTTCATGATTTCCTTTTCCTGTTTTGCAAAAATCTTTTGTAATTGTGCAAAATACAATTCATTAAAATGATTATTTCTTTCCATTTTTCTTTCCCAATATTTTTGATTATATTCTTCCGTTCCTCTTTCTAATTCTTTAAATTTTTTTCATATAATATTTTGCAACTTCCCTTTTAATTCCGGATTAGCTTTTTTTTTAAAACCTTTATCAAGATCAACTATATCTTGTTCTTCATTTCAAACATCACTTCAAGACCCATAAGCTCCCAAAATATATGCTCCCCTTAATCTGTCCCCATCTGCAAGAGGTGGAAGATTTCTTGTTGCTCTAAATTCATTTAATGTCATTGCATTTGCCATCCAATCTTGCCTTGTTTGTTCAAGATCCGTTGGAACAATATTAACAAATTCAAACCATTTTCATTCTCCAAATAATTCATAATTTAAAGCCTCTGCAATTCTTGTTGCAAGAGGTTTTACAACTTCCCTTGCAAATATTGCTTGAAAACTTCTAACATTTAATGCATTGTCCCCTTCTCAAAGTCAAATCATGGCTTTTGGAACACGGAAAAATCAAAGGATTTCATCTCTGTTTAATCTTCTACTTTCAACAAAATCCATTTCCTTTTGGTTGGCATTAACTTTGTTATATTTCATTCATCAAGTTAATATTCCTATTTTATGGCTGTTATCAACTCCCCTATATTTTGCATCCCATTTCTTTTGGATCTGTTCAATTGTTTCCGGTGTTAAATTTTGCTCCGTTTCAAGAACTCAATCAACATTTGCATTATTATAAAAGAATTTCCAATTCCATTTGCTTGCTTGATAATCTGCATCAATTGCCGTTGCTATTCATGCAACATCTGACATTCAAACATAATTCAAAGGATATGGAAACATTGGATTGAAATTCAAAATTGCAATAACTTCATCCTTTGCAAAATCTTTCTTTTTATTTGCTCAATATGAATATGTATAGCCTGCAATATCTGTTTGGCTGTCATTTAAAATTGTTTCAACCCTATCCGGTCTTAATACATGCAATGAAACAACTTTATTTCAAACTTTATTCTTCCAAATATAACATGCTCCATTTAATTTCATATATGAAACAATATTAACAAGAAGATCATATGTTATTAAATCAAATAATGGATCGTTTATTGGTGTTCCTTTTCAATCTGTTATTTGTTTATCTAATTGCGCAACTGCATTTGCAATTGTTGAAACTGCAACATAACATCGCCCTTTATAAAAATTCAAATAATCCGTTTTTGAAAGTTTATGTAAATCACGGCTTGAATATTCATTGTATAAATCAACAAATAATCCGCCGTTTTCCTCAACTTCAAATCATTTCTTTCATGAAATGAAATTTTTAATCATTGTTTTCAACTTCATTTTCTTTGTTTTCTGAAATAAAGTCTTTTTTCTTATTATTATTTTTCTTTTCCTTCTTTTCAATTTGTTTTTCTTGTTTTACTTCAACTTTTTCTTCTTTGTTTCCTCTTGGATAAAATTTAAAGTCTTTCATGATTTAATTTGTAATAGGAACTAAAACTCTTGCAACAACATTACTTGATAAATATAAAGCCGGTCATCTTTCCATGTCAATTTCTCCAAATTCTCCGCTTGTTGCATCAACTTGTTGAACAACCCCTCAAAGTGTCCAATCTTGATCAAATGCATCACAAAGTTTTTGGAAACAATTTATTAAAATATCTAATGCCTCTTGCCTTGTTGCTATTGTCATTTCTTGAACAATTACAACATTAAATGTATAGGATCTATAATTATTTGCTGTATCTGCAAAAACTGAACTCAAATTACTTGGTTCAAACATAACAAAAGGAAATCATGTTGCCTTTGTTGTAAAAAAATTTGCATCCTCAACAAAAACTTTCCCATCTCATGTCAATGTATCAAGCTTTGCTTTTATTGCATTCCTTACATCTCAAATTGTTGTTATTGTCATTTTTTTGCATTAAAATAAATTATTTTGTCATTTCATTTATCATTTTATCAATTTCATTTTGAAAAATATCATCAATTTCTTCATCTGCCCTTTCAACCGCCCTTTGCATAAATGGATTTGCTTTTTTTCATTTCATCTTTTTTGCAAACCATACACTTCAAGGATTTAATCAATGCCTTTCCGCCCATTGTGCAATTGGTGTAAATGGTGCGCTGTGCGGTCTTGTTCCTTCATGAACAAATATTGCATATTCTGTATTATTAAAAAGCCTTCAATATGATTTCTTAAATTCCGTTTTAAAACTATTCCTTAATAGTCATTGATCCGTTGGCGTTTCTTCAATTGCATATCTATCCAATAAAATAATTGTTTTTTTAATTGATTTGTCAAGCATGTTTTGAATTGTTGCAACTCAAAACTTTTCTTGAATATCTTTTAATGCTTGTTTATCAATTTCAATGTCAATCATTTATCAATTCTTTGGCAATGTTAAAATAAACCTCATGCGGTCAATTTTTATTCCCTTTACTCTTGCAAAACTTTTAACTTGATAATCTGTTCCATCTATTGTTAAAATATCCGTTTCTTTTACATCAAAAGGATAATCACATTCAAAATTCCATTGTTGCCCATATCTATCCAATCAAACATCTTGATTATTTGTTCAAACCGGAGAAAGATATCCCTTTGCGGTCAATCCTTCAACTACTGCATAAGTTGATTTTTCATTTCAATTTGCATCCGTTGTATATGAAAGCCTTTTAACGCTTGCCTCATAATAATCCAATTTAAAATATCCCATGTTTAAATTGCTATTGTTATAAATTTATTCAATAATGTTTGAATTTCATTTGTTATTGCTTGTTTTGCAAATGTTATTGTTGTTCCGCTTACGCTTTCACTTGCAATTCATGTTGTTTCTTGATTTGCTCTTATATTTCAAACAAGCATTGCAATTGCAAGGAACAAATCCGCAAAATTATAATCCGCAAGCAATTCACTTGTATTCATTACACTATAAACAACTTTTATATTTTGAAAGCCTCTTGCAAGTCAATAATGAAAATCAATTTCTCCGCTTGCTCTTGAAACATAAGAATTAACATCCATTACATTCCAATTTGGAGTTCCTCGTTGATTTGTATTTTCTGAAATGCTTGTTATTGTTTTAATTGGTTTTCACTTTAAAAACAATTCCCTTTGTCAAGCTCAATCATAAAGCTCTGTTTTTGGATCGCTTGTTGCAAGAATATCAATTCATGTCATTTGCTTTACCATTGCAACAATTCCTTGAATATAATTTGTTAAAACTGCATCTTCATCTGTTCAAGTTATTTTTAAAGTTGTTTTAACAAAATTTAATACAAGTTGAATATTTGTTTGTTCATTTGCCATTTTGCTTTTTTAAATCCGAATAAAAAAAATCAAACATGAAATAACATGTTTTATAAAATTATTGTTATTCATGCTTGATTTCTCATGTTGTTCATATTTTTAAATTAAATCAAACCTATTTTTATTTGCCTCATAAAATTTCTTTGATAAATCATAAACCATTCACTTTTTAATACTTCCATAATTGCAATTTGCTTTACAATGGATTATTCATTTCCAATCCTTGTTATCTTCCTTCTTATTTTCAACTTTTTTTTCTTCCGGTGTTTTAACAACTTCATCTTTTGTTGTTTCAACTTTTTTTTCTTTCTTTGCCATCTTATAAGGTTTTAAAGAATAAAATCTGTTTGAATATTTGAAGGAATGAAATTAAATTCCATCCCTTCTATATATACAAACAAATTAAGCGCTTGCAACTCATGTTTTAAGAACTCCGAATGCATCAGCAAAAATTGGCTTTCCTGCAATTCTTTCACTTGCTTTCAAAGATTGAATATCTTTTTCCCAATCTCATGATAAATATCAAACAGAAAGAGATAATTGTCTTCTATCTCCGAATGCATAATGTCTTAAATCTCCGAATACAACAAATGCCTTTTCTGCTCCGCTTGTTGTATCTCATGGCATTGCATCAACAATTTCCAAAGGATATCAAAGAAGATAGTTTTCAATTTGTCCATCTCTTATTGATCTTGTTGAATGGAAAATTGGTTCTCCATCTTTATCCTTTAATTTTTCAATATGCTTTACGATATCTTGGTTTATAAACCATCTTGGAGTTCCTCTTTTATATTTCATTGGAACACTTCTTATAACATCAATAAGATAATCATATGAAATATCTGCAAATTCTTCTCATGTTCCCATTGTTGTAATATTTGCATTTGTATCTGCAAGAATTGCTGTAAATTTTGTTGATGCAACAAGAACATTAACATCTTCAAATTCTGCCATTTTTTCTCCAATCAATTCTGACATTAAAGCCCAAATTTCTTGATCTGTCATGTTATCCTCAATCAATTCATTTGTTGCACTTACTAATGCGGTTGCCTTACTTGCAACAAGTTGGCAATTTCAAATTGTTGGCTTACTTCCTGTATAAGCTCCTCCTTCATCTGTCCAATAACAAGTTATTGTATTTACAAGAGTTGAAATATTTTTTGTATCTGTTCCCATAGGAATAATTCTTGCATATCTTCTTACAACTCATGCATCTCCTGCAATTCTGAAAACTTCTCTTGCAAATTCAACAGGAACCATATATCAACCCTCTGCATCTGTTCCTTCATTTAAATATGCAGCTTTAACATTTGCAAGGTCTGCCTCGCTGTGTGCTTTTGATAATGCACGGAAGAAATTTCCCATTGCTTTTTTAGCCTCTGTTAAATTGGCTTTTTCTTCATCAACCCCTAATTTGATTGATTTGTTTAAATCTGCAACGGCTTTTTCAAGGTTTCAAACCTTTTCATCCATTTTTGCCTCAACGGCTCCATTAACAACATCAGGCAAAACTTCCTTTAAAGTTGTTTCCAATGTTGATTGTAATTCTTTTTGATCCATGTTTTTAAAAGAATAATAAATAAAATAATTAAAGTTTAATGTTATGCAAACACTCTGACACAAGCTTGGAAACACTTTGCAATGTTTCTTTTTGCATTTTGATTTTAGCATCCTTTTCTTCAAGGTTGCCGGAGTTGTCATCCTCCTTTCAAATATTATTATTTGAAATTAAATCCTTTATTTCTGAAAGCAATGCTTTTGCCTCTTTCAATAATTGTTTTACATCCTCAACATTACCTTCTTCATTTTCATTATTATCATTTTCTTCATTATTTGCAACATTTTCTTCTTCTCATGTTGCAATTTCCTCATTTTCTGCTCATGTTTCATTTTCATTTGCATTTTCTTCCGTTTCTTGCTCATTAACTTCCTCTTTTATCAATAATCCTTTTGCAATTAAATCATCAACAACTTCTTTTCCTAAACTTAATGCATTTGGATTACAAGGAACCGGAACAAATGAAACCTCCAATAATTCCGCTCTTGTTATTATATTTGGTTGGCTTTGATCTCTTTCCAATGGAATAAATCAAACTGAAACGGTTTTAATAAATCATCCATCATACAATTTTCTTACATCTTGCGCAAGATCTGTTGTTGCAAATACTCATTCAACAACAAGTTTATAATCTTCCGTATAAACATTTGTTGCCTTTCAAATTATGTTTTCTACTTTATACATATGATTGGCAATAATTACCGGATTTTTCATGAAATTATCAAGTTCCCATCATGAAACTTTTATAACTTCTCCGGCTCTATCAACTGTTTCATCACTTGCAACAACTTTAAAGGATCCATTTTCTCATAATTCCTTTATATCAAATTTTGCAATTTTGCTTGAAAGTTCTTTTGCAAGTTGTTCTGTTAATTCAAACATTTCAAATATTTATAAAATAAAACTAATAACTTGACTTTGTATTTAATAAAGTTGCTGTTATCATTTTGCTATCTGCCATTGAATACAATCCTCTTATAGTTATTGATTGCCTCAATAATGCATCATTATCTTGCGTTTTTGCAAATTCTGTCATTATTACACTTGCAAGATCTATTGTTAATGAAACTCCATTAACATCATCTTCAATTTCAATTCTTAAAGCTTTCTTTGCTCCATCCATATATAATTGATGATATGTTTCATCATCCCATAATAATTCAAGAGTTCCTTCAACTCAAAATTGTGTATTGCAAAAATCAATAGGAATTACACTTCATAAAACATCAACATCTTCAAGATTTTTATTTATTGTTAATGTTGCACTTGATGCATTTACTGCTGTTGCGCTGTCAAGTCATGTTAAATCATCTGCAAGATAAACTTTAACATGTTTTCATAATAATGCAATATCTTCTGAATATGAAGGAGTTAATGTTGCATCTGTTCCTTTTTTACTTTTGAAACTTGCTGTTGCTTTTACAAAATCCCCAACGCTTGCATTTAATTCTAAACTATCAATCATTGCATTTGCAAATTGTTTATCTTGCGTATCATCTGCAAGCCCAATTGTTAATGATTGATGTTGATTTGTTTCCGCAACTTCAAAAGCATGTGAATATTTTGTTCCGCTTGCTGTTGTTGTTATTCAACCAAAAACATTTAATAAAATATATCAAATTGAATTGGCATAAACATTACAATCAAAATTTCCTTCCGCTCGTTGTTTAACAACATGCCCATCAAAACTATCTTCAATAACTCAAATTGAACTTTCATCAATAACTTTCTCGGATTTTTCCTCAAAATCAAGTGATGCCTTTGGAACATAAATTGATGGTGCAACTGCTGTTCCTCTTGTTGTTTCTTTACCAAATCAAACATTTATTTTTCTTCCAATATATTTTGACATGATCATAAAATAAAAAACTAAAAACAATTATCTTTTATCAAGAAATTTTACTTTTTCAAGCGGTTTTCTTTACTTTGTGTCATTTTGTCGTTTTTTATTATTGCTCCCATTTTCTTTTGCAACCTTTGAAAACTCCTATTGCTATCAATATAAAGCTTTTGCATAAGTTGTTTTTTTGAATACTTCTTTTGATATAAAAATATTAAATATGCTTTTTCTTTTAATTTCAATTTATCAAATGTTTCTTGTTTTATAAAAGGTGGCGCAATTTGTTTCATGGATCTATTTTTATTTAATAAAACATTGGCTCTTGCCTTTCTACTAATTCAAAATAAACACGCATTGAAATGGCATCCGCAAAATCCGGACTTCTTCATATTATCTTTTTTATTTCTTCCTTTGGAATAACTTGCAATGGTCAATCTTTATCAATATTCCATGCTTGCATTACATCCAATTCTTCAAGGATCCTTGTTTTTATTCCATCATCCGCACAATTTATTGTTAAATCTGCATTCTTTATATGCTTTGCAAGTAAAAAGAAACATTGGCTCCTTAAATTTCTATATGTTTTATTTAAAACTTCTTTTTCCTGTTCTGTTGCATCTTTACTTTCAATTGGCTTGCTTGCTCATTGGAATATTTCACAACCCAATCAAGATAAACCCCATCAAAGTCAAGATCCATCATAAATCATATTTTTTAATTTTACATTATATTCAATTTGTTTCATTAACATTAAATTCTTTACACTTTCCGGCGTTGATTTTTCCTCAATAACATAATCAATAATTTTCCATCAATCAAATATTAAAATTATTGTATCATCCTTTCCTGCCCCTGCAATATCTGCAACAATATATTTTTCCCCTGCTGTTCATGGATTTGTGAAAATGCTTTGCAAATCCCTATATGAATAAATTTTGTTTTCATCATCATCATATTCCCAATTCCCATAATAAAGCCTTTGTTTCATCGGTCAATCAGGCATCAATGCAAGTTTTTCCAAATACCCCTCCGGAGAATATGGATTATCTTTTGCAAGGACTTGAATAAACTTTTTATGGCTTTCAATTGTTCAATTCTTTTGCGGTTTATAAAATGAATGATAAACCCAATTTTTTCAAGGATTGCATGAAAGCAATAACATTGGCTTTAATCAATATTCATCATTTTTCCGCCTTCCAATTCTACTTGAAAAAACTTGATATGCTTTTTCTGTTATTTGAACTGCCTCATCAATAAAACCTCATGTTAATTCCAATGAACCCAAATCATCAAAATCCGGATCCATTGAAGGATAATATTTTAAATCAAGCATCAATATTTCCGAACCATTCCAAAATTTGACGGTGTTTGGTGTTTGTGGATCATTACTTCAAGTTATTTTAAATTCCTTTCATTCTGTAAATCAAAAATAGTTTTTTAATATTGATGTTAATGTTTTTAATGTTGTTGATTTTAATGTTTTCATTTTACTCCTTCCCAATCCCCATCTTGTTCAAGGATAATTTAATGCCATAACAACAACCCATGTTGATCCTGTAAATGTTTTTGATCATCAAGCCCCTCATCAAATCAATAATTCAAAAATTCCGTTATCTTGTTTTGTTAATGTTTTCCGGATTTTACTTTGCTTTGGAAACAATTTTATATCTTTTGCCATTTCCTTTTGCTTTTGATATAAATTGCAACTTCTTCTTCATTTGCAAGATTTATATTTTTTTTGCAACATTCATTTATTATTGATTGCCTTTTAATTCAAAATAAAGCAACTAATAAATCCAAATAATGCCTTTTTTTCTTTTTTGGCTGTTCCTTCATTTTGCAAAAATATTATTAAAGCTCGCTATTTGAATAATGTTTTTATATTTTTTATAAACAAAAAAGCAACCAATAATGGTTGCCTTCTTGCTTTTATAATTTATACCATTTCCATGAAAAACACATCTTTAATATAATTTAATTCTCATCATTTTCAATATCATCTGAACAAATAATATTAACAAGAGGTCATGATGCTTGAATTTCCGTTTTTCATTCATTCTTTGCAATTGTTGTTGGTTCTCATAATTCCGTTTTTAACATTCTCCGGATCTTTTCCAATTCCTTCATGTTCATGTTTCACAATTCCTCCGGTTTCATATCAATAAAGAATTTTAATTTCTTCCTTAATAATCCAATTGTTGCAAGTTTACTTTCAAGAAGTTGTTCTATTGGAACTTCATATTTTTTCAACATTTCCTTCCTTTGCTTTTCTTTGTATTCTTCAAATAGCTTTTCCTTATGCGCTTTTTTTTCTTGCCCTCGCCCCTTTGCCATTTTCGCAAATCTTGAATTATAATGCAAGCCTTTTGCAATGCAAAATCACTTTATTTCATCAATTTCACTATCAAAATATTCTTTTTTTAATGCATCATAATCATATTTTGTTTGTTGCATTTTTACTTCATCCAAATAATTAAAATAATAATTAACAAAAGAAACAATCAAAATAAAATATCAATTTCCCCTTTAACAAGTTTTAATACCGCTCCAATCATTAAACCCATAATAAACAAGAATAATAATATTTTTAATAATAATTTCATGATCATAAATTTATTTTTTAAATTGGAGAGGATGGATCATATTGCAATGTCATCTCTTGCATGGAATTGCAAGCGTTTTACTAATTAAACTACATCCCCATAATGCAAGGAGTTATTCCTTGCGGTGCCTTTCTTCTCTTGTTATTTTCTTCCCTTTATACATTCAAGCATTATATTTATCAATTTCACTATATGGAATTATTTGATAGTTTATTTTTAAATCCGGTTTTAATAACTTTATATAACGCAACATGAAACCATCAAGCCTTTCCA